TCACCGCTAACTATTTGTGCTGAAGATTGTCTAGTATATCCTGCCATTATCTGTATCCTGCATCCTGATAAGTTATGGAAAACCCTGCTATACTATATGGAGCTTGGGTTCCTGTTGATGTTATGACCAGAGATATAGACTTCCCTGATCCTTGTAAATTTGTTTCTAGTACTGGACTAGAAGACCCATCAAACGTAAATGACGTAGTATCATACGTACTACTGGTTGTAGTGTACCTTGATAGTGACCCTGCCGTAGTTAAAGCATACGTAGTAGGATCTGGTGTATTAGGATCATCCCAGTTGTAGGCTATACCTAAGTTCAAACTGGAAGACCCCTCTGGTCTAGTAAATAACGATACGTGTTGATATATTTTGCGTTTTTCGGTAGAGTCGAAATATAGAAAGGGAGATGCATAGACTGCTGTAACATCAGATCCATCAAAAGTATTACCAGATTCCTGTTTATATATTTCACCATTTAGATCACCGTGCAATACTGTCTCTACTTTATTTATTAGTCCACTAGTAGATACAAATGCTCGTATTCCTAACAGTTGACCAAATTCCCAACCCACTCTCCTGTTTGCAAATCGTAGGCCACCTATTACACCTTCAGTATCTGCCGCTGCTGTTGTTTCTGCTGGAAAGAAATATCTAAACTGAGACTTGTTATTTATAACTACAGCAGACATATTATCTAAATTATGCGTATTAGGTAGATCCTGTAGTAGTTGTTGTATTGGCTTTGATATAGTTTCAAGCTCAACGTCACCAATGTTTGCAGTGCCTTGTATGGGGCGAATGCCATCAGACGCTAAGAATAAGATGTCACCACCTATTTCTATTATACTATCTGTAGCTATACACCCTACGTTAGCTGTAACATCAGACACTGCAAAATCAGCAGTACCACTACCCGTTACTTTTTTTATCTGTCTTTCGCCAAATACAAATAGGCTGTCTCTGAAAGGAGCCATACCTACTACGTCAAATCCCATATCTAAAGTGTTTGAATTAGTGCCATATGCATCTGGGTCTGACGGTTGACTATATAGTATTATATTTTTACCATTGTTAGTAGATGGAAAACCACCATAAAACTTATGATTTTTAAAGTCTGTAGAGAACTTAGCACCTGAAGAGTTAGTAACTGATCCTGCTGCGTGAGTAACTACAGTAGTGCCATTAAAGGTTGCAGGAAAATTTAAACCATCTGTTATAATAACATCTTCAGTGTCACTGTATGCGCTCATACTGTGTCGTACTTTACTAACGCCTACTGATGATCTGTTAGAAGATATAGTAGTCCAACCACCTGTATTGTATTTCCATATACTATAAAACTTACTATAATTTGCTGTTACTGAAGAGCCACCACCACCACTTACTGTAGAGGTAGCAGCAGAGGTAAATTCTACTGTGTAACTGTTAGCGTCAGGTACAGTAGTAACCTTCATCTCTACATCGTTAGGAGTTATGTTACCTACGGCTTCACTACCTGAGAAAGTTACAAAGTTACCTACGACTAGGCCGTGTGAGGTATGCGCTACTGTAATTGTAGAACTAGTATTAGATATGGAGAAGGGGTTAGAGCCTAGCGTCTGAGTGCCATTATTTGCAGTAAAGGTTACTGAACTGCCTCCACCAGAACCCCCAGAACCAGCATTAGAGGTAAAGGTAACTGTATAACTATTAGTATCAACTACAGAGGCAATAACCATTTCTACATCATTAGGAGTAATTCCATGAAATGCATGAGAGCCTGAATATGTTACCCTATCTCCTACAGATAAACCGTGACTACTATGTGTCACTGTTATTATGGGGCTTCCGTTAGTGACTGTAAAAGGATTAGAGCCTAGAGATCCTGTAGTATCTTTTAAGTTTCTTCTTACGGCATAGGGTGTACCATCTAGTATCCATAGACCCATAACAGGGCCTGATCCTGTAACTGACCCATAGTTAGAGTCATAATCAGCATAACCATTGATACGTCTATATCCACCAAATTGAGATACTTCCATATTTAACATTCGTATGGCAGACCCCGGAAGCGTATTGGCAAGAGTTAGCGTATCCTCATTCGTATACAAACCCCCTCTGGAGTTTACCAGCACATCTTTTAATGCGTCTACCATTAAGCATTACCATGTGGTACATTTAGGAGTCTGCCTACCCGTGTATCTCGTACATCTGTAAATCTGTTAATTAGTAGAGTACGCATTCTCTCTATACCCTCATCAAACTTAGCCTTGACTACGGCTGCCTGTTGGGTATTATCTCTAAACATAAAGGAGTGATATTGCGCTCCATCTATTACTATATGTTTAAATGCGTCAGGAACTGACATTGTATCTGTAGCAGAGGATAAATCTGTAGCATACGCAAAGTAGCTGTAGCTAACACTGTATGTAGCGTCTGGTTTTGGAGTAAATCCAACTTTATTATCTAAGGTACGGTATACGTATACAGGTTGATCGTAGTCTCCTGTACCTGCCTCTGCATCGCGCTCAAAGAAACGCTTGAGGTACGAGTCATAGTTTATTTGCTTTAGTACTCTTGCACCATAATTATTATCTGCATCATAGTTTATTCTAAAAGAATCCCAATCTGCAATCTTTAAATCTGTAGCTAACGTGTACTGATCTGTACCTATTACTAGGTCTAATGTACCCGTAGTGTGGTTAAACGGAAACTCAAATTCTTTTTGTGATATTTCTTGTAGGGAGGAATTGACTGCATCTTTAACTACGGCACGAAAACCCGTGACATTAGGAAAATCAGTTGCTGTAACCTCAACCTCATTCATTCTCCTTAACGTATCGTTTACTAATGTAAGGAATGTTGTAGCCATGTATCATCCAAATTAAAGACAGGGGTAGCCCTTTAATTAAAAGACTACCCCCTAGTACTTTATTATGCTAAAGTATCTCTCGCTGCAGCAGATGGTTTTGTACCATTTGCGTTGCAATTAATGCAAGTAGCATATACTCTTAAAACCCCAACAGCAGCGGCGGCTCCAGCCAACGTAACATCAATAGTATCAGCAGTACCGATAAATTGAGTGTAAGTTGAAGCAGCTGAACCGACAACTGTATTGGTTTGTCCGTTAGTTCCAGCAGCACAGTAGCCAGTGGAAGTAACGTCAGCACCATCAACAATGTCATCACCACCACCAAAGTCAATATCAGCAGTTACACTTGAAGTAAAAGCTGTCATAACTTCAGCACCAGCGTTAAGTATCAATGTACCAGCAGGTATTTCTAATAACTGAAAAACATCTCCGTCAGCTATTGTATTACCAGCAGTAATTAATGCAGCTACGTCAAGGTATGCCTCGACATTGTACATTACATTGTTACCATAATGACCCGGCATTATAGCAGAAACATCTGCACCAACACCAGAGGTAGATGAAGCGGTAAGGTCAAAAGTAGCCATTGTCTATTCTCCCCTTAACCAGCAATGTTGTAGTGAGCGCGAACTAGTGCTTCAGGACGAAGAACCTTGCGACCATACAGATGCATACCACGAACGATGTCAGCAAAGCTGTCATTATCACGATATGTTTCAACCTTTTCTACTTGCGAAGCAGTAGCAACGGCAGAGTCGTGACCAGCAACAATAGCACCATAATGTGCGCTTGATCCATTGGTATCAATGGTAGCTGGGCCTGTACCTACCGAAGGAAGGTTGTTTGACATATATACTCTGAAACCACGAACTACTCCAGAAATAATACGTCCATTTCTTAGAATGTCTGTGCTACCTGAAGAAAAGTCATTGTTCAATAGTTTAGAGTTTTCGTCATTAAGTTGTTCAGCAAACACTGGATCTACAACAACCCAACGACCATCACGGTCAACATTTTGCTGATCGAGTAAACGAGCCATACGGTTTAGCACTCCTAAGGGAGTTGCTTCACCAGTAGATCCGTCTGGATGTAGTGCTATTGAGTCGGTAGAAGCTCCACCTGAAACAAAGCTGTTACGAGCAATTAACATAGAAGATAGTAAACCATTAGCAGCTGCTCCTGCAATAGGATCAGTACCTGATTTATCGGCGGCTACCATTGCGGTTCCAGCATTAGCACTAAGTGCTGCCTGTTTGAAACCTGTCAAGTAACCTAATACTTCTTGGTCAAATTGATCTTTTAGGCGATAACCTGCTCTATCAGTTGCCATTGACTCAAAGTTTACATGAGAATGTGCATCTTCAATGTCATCAATTTTAAAAGCAAAGTAGTTTGCTTTATCGACAACTAGAGTAAAGTCATCATCTTGTAGATCCTGTGGCTGTACTTGTGTGCCACGGGCGTATTCTTGAACCGTTATTTCGGGTTCTTTGATGATACGAACTGTATCACCGAAATTAGAGATCTCACCAAAATAATCATTGTTGGTGATGTCCTCGCATACACTGGTTTTACGAAATGCCGATTGCACTTTCTTACTGTAAATTACAGGTGAAAAGTTGCCATTCGGAAGGTTTCCGTAACCAGTTGCTGTTTTAAAAGCCATATTGGTTCCCTCCTATGATAGCTTATATCATGTAAGTTCAGGGCATTTCGCTGTTTATTGGGTGTCCATATCTTAATTAGAGATAAGGGGCCAACTAGTAAAATGGTAGCTAACCTACTTCTAATTTAATGAAGTAACATACCAGTGTGTAGTCATCTTACGATGAGGACATCAGTATGTGATGTAAGGTATAGTTATACATATTAAATATGCATTGTCAACCTTTTTTTATCGTGCTGCACCAGAAATATCATAAATGAATGTTCCGTTGCGTATTGCATTAGTAATTGCCTCTTCATTGGCTTCATACTGTGCAGCAGACATTCTTTCTACTTGAGACTCTCTAAATGTACCTTTTTTTATTGCATCTGCATCTGCCTTGGGCATACCCTTAGTAGATACGCTAGATGCTGCCTCAGATGGTTTTTGTCTTTTAGTTAGTAATTTATTCTCTGCTTTATACAGAGTAATTGCCTTACTACAAGCATATGCGTCTGAGTCATTATCGTATAGTGCTTCCTGTACCCATTTAGGTTGTACAGATGCCCACTCATGGAAAGCAGGATCTTTACGGATTGTTTCAAAGTCTGGGTGTAGCGTTTTTAATTCGCTCTCCGCTTTCTCACGAACTACGCCCCTCTTCATTTCCTGTAGTTCTTCCATCTCTTTCTTAATACCTGAAGATACTTCAGTAGATTTCTTTAGGGCTATAGACTCCATCATCTTAGAAACATCAGGGTACTTCTCAGACCATGCAGATATTTCTTCTTCTGTCTTAGGTAGCTTAACAGACTTGGTAGCTAATGCTTGTATCTGTTTCTCTAACTTTTTTATCTCTTTTTTGTGTTCGTCTTGAATACGTTGAGAGTGCCTACGAAGATCTCCATATCGCTTCTTAAATGTAGACTCTTCTGGATCTGAGGCATCTAACTCTTCTTGATTATCTTCCTCTTCTTCTACTTTATTCTCTAGGGCCTGTCGCTGTTCTACAAGTTCTTTTAATTCTCGCTCCTCATCCATTGCCCTTCTGTATTTTTTAGTTGCTTGTACTACGTGTCCTTTAACTGACTGATTATCGTGTTCTTCTACTGACATATTTTACTCTCCTCTATAGGGGCCTCAAGTAGCCTTTCTTTATGAAAGGGGTATCGGGTAGCCCGTAATAATTATTCTTCTGCTTGTTGGTCTGACCCTTCTTCTTCTGATTCTGTAGTATCTGTATCAGGACCCGGTTCTTCCGTTGCGTCTACAGTTTCGTTTTCATCTTCTTCTGCTGTAGGCATATCTGCAACCGCACCCATTATGTCTTGCATTTCTTTTTCCATACCTACATCTTTTTCAAGGTCTGCTAATCCACCCGGCCCTAGAGCCGCACCTTGTGCAGCTGTTTCTGGATCTACACCAAAAAAACCTCCTAGTCCTCTTTGTCCTACAACATCTGTTTGACCTTTAACATCTAAACCTAAAAAGTCTTCTTCCGTACCCATAGCAGATACTTGACCTGTAGAGTCTTGAAAGTCACCTTTTGAAGTGTACCCTCCTGAAACAGCCATTCCTGTAGAAGAGTCACGATCTACACCGATTAGATCTGTTGCAACGCTATAATCAGGTCTACCTGTTACAGAATTAACGCCTACCGTGCTTCTGTCTACTCCTAACATACCAGCAACTGCCATATCATAATCATCCACAGTCATTTGCGTTGGTACTGTTCCTGTTAAACTTTGAGTAGGCATACCTAGCGTAGTGCCTGTAGATATTCCTACAAGTTGACCTCCTAAAACACCTAAGTCTGTAGGACTTTGCACTCCTTTAGAAATATTAAATCCAACATCTACTAAATCTGCTAATGCTGCTTTTGAAACTGCTTGTAGTGCTGTACTACCTCCTACGTTTGAGTTTATAGGATTTCCAAACATATCATTAGCTACAGAAATAGATGGGCCAGTTACCGCAGACATTAAACTAGGTATACCTTTTGGACTAGCTATTTGTGCTGCTACTCCTAGTGCAGTGTCTATTGCTTTACTACCAGATATAGGCTCTTGCGTTGCTACAGCCTCATCTACCATCATATCTACTACTTCTCTAGCTAACTCTTTTTGTTTATCAGGGCCTAGTGAAGCAACTGTGTCTGCTATGTCTTGCGAACTAAAACTTCTTCCAATATCTGCTGAACCCGTTCCAAAGCCACCTATGTTTCCTAGTGCGTTTGACATTACATCTGGCGATATGCTAAGTGTTGCCTGTCCAAATCCAAATCCTATAGCCTCATCTATGTCTCTTTGTATATCCCCACCTGCATCCATTCCAATAGCTCTAACTGTAAATACTAAATCATCTTCATCAAACTCATCTTCATCATCTATTTTTTTTTTACCGTCAAAGTCTACTTCTTCTTCTTCCTCGCTCATGTCTTCTTGCATATCGTCTATGTCAAATTCCATCATTTCAGGCTCTTCCATGCTATACATCTCTTGCATCATAAGCATAGTTTCCTCATCCTCATTGCCTTTCTCTATATCCTCCTCTTCTATTTCTACTTCTTCTACACCGTCATCATCATCTACTTTGTGTAATCTACCATCCATTTCCATAGACATAAGACCACACTTAGCCATAGTACGCATTTCTTCTAGGTGCTTTAGCCCCCAGTATCGCACTACGTCAGCAGGTACTACATACTCGCCCTCTGACAAAAGCACAGGTACATCATCTGCAACTTCTTCTTCTAAAGATCCGAAGGGTACTTCTACCTCTTCCGTATCTTCCATGTCGCTAAACATATGTATTACATTATTCATTGTACAGTTCCTTTTGTTTCACGTAAAACATTGGTCTTTAGTTTTAGTAGTTGGTCTATAGTAGACACTTGCCCCTGACACCTATGTATAGTTATAGTATCGTCAGCATATGCCATAGTAGTTACTACTCTTTCTTTTAAATAAATTAAGTATTCTTCAAGATTTTTGTACTTAGGATTAGATACTAAAGGATATAGTTTTTCTAGTTTCATTGTAGCATACCCGGTGGTAGACCTTCATTCGGTGGGGGTGGTTGCATCTGTGGTTGTGCAGGTGGGGCCTGTTGTGGTTGCTGTTGTAGTGGTTGCCCCGTAAACTGTTCTTCACCCGGTACTGGCGCTGCACCTACACCTATGTTACCGTTACCTACGCCTGACATATCCATAGGCCCTTGCTCTGGCCCACCTTGACCCATAGCTTCCTGATTCTTTTGCATCAGGTAAGTCTGACGTAGCATTTCTTCTGGCGTATTTGTTACTTTGTTTGCATC